CAATCGCTCAGCACATTGCGGATGCGTCACCACGCAAACCATTTGAAAGAATGGAAGCTTTGCTCAAAGAAAAAACATATAAGAGATGAGTCAGTTCTACGATGAATTTTCGAATGATGCAGAACGTGAACAAAAACAATGTTTGTATCAATACTGGAAGGAGTTTGAAACTGGTAAGCCTCTATCCTATCGTGAACGCAAAAGAGAGGAATATGAATTGAGTCAAGGTAGGCTTATCACAGTTGCTTACAAAGGAGTAATGATGCACATTGACTTTGAAACGGATTTAGAAAAAGAATATCAATCAATAATTAATAAACAAAACAAGATGAAAACATCAAAAATCAAGTCCATCCAAGCTGATGGCACCTGGAACGAGTACTTCAAGTTTGAAGTAGAAATGGAAAACGGAGATGTTGGAGGTACATTGTCCAAATCACAGACACCACCTTACAAAGTTGGTGACGAAAGAAATTACGAGTACACGCAGAAAGGAAAGTTTTGGAACATCAAGTTTTTAGCCGATGCCAAACCAGCGTGGGGTGCAGGTGCTGCTCCCAAATCTTATGGCAAAAGTCCTGAAGATAAAGCAGACATCGCACGTGCAGTAGCTTTGAAGGCTGCAGTTGATCTCCACAAAGGTGAAGGTGAGCCAATGGAAAAGCAAATAGGTATCATTTGCGCAACTGCTCAGGCATTTGAAGTGTACCTTACCACTGGAGATAATCCGTACAAAGATGCGATTATGGATGGTAAAATGTCAAACGCTGATGACCTCCCTTTTTAAGGGGGGTTGTCACTTTTGATGACCCGAAAGAATTTATTACTTACTTAAGAAAAAATTATGAAATTTAGAACCCTAATTAAAACCCATTTCGCCAATACGCAGGAATTTGCAAGGGCAATGGAAGTGACTTGGCCAACTGGCAGGAAATACGAAAGCTATCCGTTAACGATGTCAATTCATCACATTGAGAAACTATCCAAGCTTATTAACGTTGACAAATGCGAACTCATTGAATTGGCAGTTGCTGAAAACGAAAACGAACACGAACCTGTAAATTATTTGTAAGATGAAAAAGAAAAAAACGGCGGTGCAATGGTTAGCGGAACAACTAATACCAAATGCGATGAGAATGTTTGACGCAAAAACTTGCAATGCTATTGAAAAAGCACTCCAAATGGAACGTGAGCAGATTGAGGATGCTTATTACGAAGGAAAAGAGTATGGATTTAAAGAACAAGGAGAGCAATACTACAACGAAACATACGGAGGTCAAGATGAATGAGATGATATTTCACACAATAACCGCAATCGAAAAACAACTTGCGCATCTTCGTGAATTGGTGGTTAATCAACCTGAAGAAATTAAAGTTATTGAAGAAACCAAAGTAATTGATGACATCATTATTACTGCCTGCAAAGATTTGATGAACGTGAAATATAGTGACATTCAAAGTCGCACACGCAAAAGAGATGTAGTTGATGCACGTTGTATAGTAATTGCATTCAATTATTTTACCACCAAAAAAACATTAACTGATATTGGTGCTCCAGTTGGTGTGGATCATTCAACCGTGCTTCACTCACTCAAAAAGTTCTGCGACCTTTATCGGATAGATGGCCAATGGAGATTCCTTGTAAATGATTTTTTTAACTCATTTGAGAAAAATGGCTATAATTGCAACACAACTAAACTAATGCTTGAAAATGGACATCAATACTTTAATCTCAGAGGTTCGCTTACTAAACGAGAGAGTGAGCCAGTTGGAGAATCAATTGAACAACCAACAAACAAAATTGAGAGAATGTCGTTTCATTGCGCCATCACTTGAAGAAGTCGCTGACTACTTTCTCGAAAGGATGCCCAATGCCAACTCCGAAGATGCGCTTCATTTTGCAGATGTGTTTATCAGCCATTACACCAATACAGGTTGGAAGTACGGAAAGAATAAAATGAAAGACTGGAAGGCAGCAGTCCGCTCAGCTTGGGATTTAAGTAAATTTGTAACAACTAAAAATCAACACAATGACACAATTGGTAGAATTCAAAGAGACAGCCTACAACAGTGGGTTAACTCATAATGAAAAGGCATATATCACAAGTCTCGAATCTTCGAAGATTTGTGACATAACGCTCTCAATTTTTAAGCAATCAATCGCATATGGTATTGTGCTGTATGGCATCAAGAATCTTCCATCAGATGAAGAAACTAACTTGCTATACGTGACTATGCAGACTCACTACCCATACCTCACAACGGGTGAGATGGCATTGGCATTTCAACTCAATGCAGTAGGTACGGAATGGGAAAGAGTTGAGTCCTTTGGGATGATGTCAGTCGCATTCTTATCCGATATCTTGAAGGCCTACAATGATTTCAAGATGAAAACCAACTTGGCAATTGATAAAAAGAAAGCAAAGATTGAATTGCCATCTAACACAACGGATGAACCAGTTGATTGGACTGACACCTTCAATGAGGATATCAGGTTATGGCGCGAAAACAAAAGAGATTTTGTCTTGATGTTAGCACCAATGAAGTTGCGCAAGTTGTACGAACTTGGCGCATACACGGATGGCACATGGAGCGATGATGAGTGGAAACGTTGGCAATTTATGGCATACAAAAAGACACTTGACGCTAATCAAATGAGTGATTATAAATTTAAGCGATTGGATAAGCTAACAAAAGACCGTATCAAAGAAGATTATCAGGCGGAACTATCAAGGCTCGTATATGCTGACATTATGGATAGTCATATCTTACAACAAAAGGCAAAAAAAGTTTTTTAATCAAAAAAAAATTATATATTTGCAAAGAACAACTAAAAAAACATTATGAACTATTTAGAATTTTTAGAGAGTAAAAAACATTTGCTCGGATCTTTTGGATTTGATCCAAATTATTATCCAGATATTGCATTTGATTTTCAAAAATCAATTATTGAAAGAGCAGTTAAAAAGGGTCGTATGGCAATTTTTGCTGATACTGGATTAGGTAAAACATTAATTCAATTATCAATTGCTCAGAATATTGTTAAAGAAACAAATAAAAGAGTATTGATATTAACTCCTTTGGCAGTTGGTTTTCAATTTGTTCAAGAAGCTGAAAAGTTACATATACCTGATGTTTATCAAACATTAAAAGGTGAATTAAATGGTAAAATAATTATATGTAATTATGAGCGTTTACATTATTTGAATTCAAATGATTTTATCGGATGTATTTTAGATGAGAGTTCAATTCTTAAAAATTTTGACGGTAAAATAAAAAATCAGATAACTGCTTTTATTAAGAAAATGCCTTATCGTTTTTTGTCAACGGCTACACCTTCACCAAATGATTTTATCGAATTGGGTACGTCTTCTGAGGCTTTAGGTTATATGGGTTATATGGATATGCTTACTAAATTTTTTAAGAATAATCAAAACTCAGTTGACTCTAATAATAGAAATATTGGTGAAAAATTTTATCTAAAACCTCATGCTGAAAATGATTTTTTTGCTTGGGTTAATCAATGGAGTATTATGATTAAAATGCCTTCAGATTTAGGATTTTCTAATAATCGTTATAATTTGCCTGAATTAATAGTAAATAATCATATTATTAAAAATCAAAGTTTAGTAGATGTTAACGGTCAATTTCAAATGTTTACACCTATTGCAAAATCAATGACTGAAGTAAGACATGAGCAAAAACAAACAGAACTAAAAAGATGTGAAAAAGCTATTGAATTAGCAAAAAATAAAACTTCTGTTTATTGGTGTAATACTAATCAAGAAAGTCAGTATCTTAAAGAAATGGATAATAACGCATATGAAATTATCGGATCAATGTCAATTGAAAAAAAAGAAGATATATTAATAAATTTTGCTCAGGGCAATATTGAAAGAATAATTACAAAAGCTAAGATGACTGGAATGGGATTAAATTGGCAACATTGTAATCATTCAGTTTTTTTTCCTACATGGTCTTATGAACAATATTATCAAGCTATTAGAAGGTTTTGGAGATTTGGTCAATTAAAAGATGTAACTATTGATATGGTTGTATCAGATGGTCAAACGAGAGTAATTGAGGCATTACAGCAAAAAACTCAAAAAGCGATTGAATTATATGAAAACTTGACAAAGGCTGTTAATTCATCTTTTGTACATAATGTAAAAGAATTCAATAAAGAAATAATTAAACCTAAATTCTAAAATAAACAAAATGAAAAACAAAGTTAAAGATCAGTTAGTAACTGAAAATTATGCAATCTATAATTCTGATTGTATGTTGGTAATGCCAACTTTAGAAAACGAAAGTATTGATCTTTCAGTATATTCACCACCTTTTGCAGGACTTTATAATTATTCAAGTAGTCCAAATGATTTTAGTAACTGTGAAAGTAAAGAACAATTTTTAGAACAATATGAATTTTTAGTATCAGAGATTTCAAGAGTTACTAAGGCAGGTAGAATTACAGCAGTTCATTGTACTGATGTATTTGATAATACATGTAGATTATGGGATTTTCCAAATGAAATTATTAGAATACATGACAAATATGGATTTGAATACAGAAATAGAATAACTATTTGGAAAGAACCGTTAAAGGTTCGTATGCGGACAATGGTTCAATCTTTAATGCATAAATTTATAGTTGAAGATTCTACAAAATGTTTTACTGCAATGCCTGATTATGTTTTAATTTTTACAAAAAAAGGAGATAACAAAGTTCCAGTAACTCATCCAAATGGATTAAAAAAATATTTCGGTGCTACTCCAATTTTACCTAATATTTTAACAGCTTGGAATAATGCTAATAATTCAGATTTTAACGAAACTCAATTATGGGAATATCTGAATAGAAAATATATAAACCATGAAGATCCAAAATCAAATAAGCTGAGTCATTACATTTGGCAGCGTTACGCATCGAGTGTATGGGATGACATTAGAATAGATAATGTATTACCGTTTAGAGATTCAAAAGAAGAAGACGATGAAAAGCATGTACACCCTCTGCAATTAGATGTTATTGATAGAATTGTTGAGTTATACTCTAATCCTAATGAAGTGGTTTTAACTCCATTTATGGGCGTAGGTAGTGAAGTTTATTCTCCTGTTAGTTTAGGTAGAAAAGCTATTGGTATAGAATTAAAAGATTCTTATTTTAAGCAAGCTAAAATAAATTTAAGTTTAGCAGAAAAAAGATTTATAGATAATTCTGAAAAACAAGTATCAATTTTCTAAATGAAAATCGAATTTCACGAAAAGCAAATTGCAGCTCTTAACGCTCTCGCCATTGACTCTGATATTAAACAGGTGTTATATGGCGGGGGTGTTGGGGGAGGCAAGTCATTCCTTGGATGCGACTGGCAAATTAAAAGAAGGTTGAAGTATCCAGGTACACGTGGCCTAATTGGCCGTGCTGAATTAAAGAAGCTGCGCCTATCCACTATGCAAACATTCTTTGAGTTGTGCGCTCATCATAATCTAATCGCAGGAAAACATTACAACTACAACGGACAAGACCATGTTATCAATTGGTACAATGGAAGTCAGACTATACTAATGGACTTGGCGGATATGCCATCAGATACTGAGTTCCAGCGTTTTGGTTCAATTGAATTAACTGATTACTTTGTGGACGAAGCAGGGGAGGTGAGTGAGAAATGCGTTAATATCTTGGCCTCACGTGTGCGTTATAAGCTAATCAATGACAAACCCAAAGGACTACTAACTTGTAACCCACACAAAGGTTGGTTGTATCGTGAGTTTTTTGATGCCAAACGTAGTGGACTAATTAGGTCAGATAGGGAATTCATCCAAGCTTTGCCAACGGACAACCCGCACGTGTCACCAGTCTATCTTGAATCTCTTTTATTGCTGCCCGAAGTAGACCGCAAAAGACTTTTGGAGGGTGATTGGGACTACGATGAAACAAAAGATAGACTTTATGAATACGATGACTTATTAAGATGTTTCCGCACTCCTGCAAATACCAACTCTGATAAGTTCATAACTGCCGACATCGCACGGATGGGAGATGATAGGACTGTGATAGTTGTATGGAATGGCTTACACGCTGAAACATTTGTAGTCCTAAAACACAAACCAATTAACGAAGTTGTGGATACTATTAACCAGTTGGTGAAAAGTCACGGTGTGAAACTATCTAATGTGCTATGTGATGAAGATGGTATTGGTGGTGGTGCAGTTGACTACCTTAAATGCAAAGGATTCTTGAACGGATCAAAATCGGTGCGAGATAATTATATGAATCTAAAAAGTGATTGCTACTTTAAGCTTGGCGAACTCATCACAAATAATCTAATCACATTTGAATCCACGCACAAGGACACCATTGTCAAAGAACTGGAGATGATACGCAGAGAAAAGTTGGATAGTGATGGTAAATTGAGAGTGACCAATAAAGAGGACTTGAAAAAGAGACACGGCATTTCTCCCGACTTTGCAGACGCAATAATGATGCGTGCGTTTTATGAATTAAAAAAGAATTTTGGAAAGTATGCTTTTGCGTAGAAATTTATTTATATTTGTAACCAACTAAAAAACACAATATGGAACTAAACAAAATGATTAAGATGCAGGCAGAAAGCTATGCATCATTTGGGAACGATGACGATATGAGTGGCTCTGCTTATTTCGCATTTATGGAAGGTGCTAAATACGCACTACAACTAATCTCTAAACAAATTCAAGACGAACTATGAAAAATAAAATTACAATTGAAGACCACGAAAAGCTTAAGGTGCTGAACCTATTGATGTGGTTGCAGGCCTCCCTTTATGCAGCAGATGAATGCGAGACGGTCAAATGGTTTTACAACCATCAAACGAAAATGCTAATGAAGCGACTCAATGAGTCCATTCAACGTGAACACGGCAAGACAATAACCGAACTTTGGAATGTGGATGGTGCGATACTTCCCGACATTACTCGGCAGTTGGATGACTTCACTTATGAGATGGCAACCTATGGATATTGGATGCTACCCGAATTGACTAAATTAATCCAGAACGCAAAGGAAGAATCAGAAAAAGTGGAGGTGGTAAATGACTAAGCTATACACAGAAGAACAAGTTAATCGCATTGCCAATCAAGTAAGAATAAATGGGTTTTGGAATAGTCAAGACTTTATCCCAATAGAACTACCAACTGATGAGGAGATTTTAGAAAAAGTAAATAATTTCCACTCGCTTGGAAGATTAGGTTTTAAAGAAGGCGCAAAATGGATGAGAGATAAAATCAAAGGAGGTGATAAATGAATAAACAAAGTAGTATTGATTGGTTACGAAAAGCTATTTATGATAAGCTTCATATGAAATCAGATAAAACATATGAAGAGATTATTCACGAAGCCAAAGCAATGCATAAGGAGGAGATAATAGATGCTTTTTATGAAGGTATTGAAAAAGAATCGAATGAACACGGCGCAATGTATTTAGATAAAACTGAAGCAAAACAATACTATAACGAAACATTTGGAGATGAAAAAGAAGTGCTTTAGTTGTAACCGCAAGTTCCCATTGTTCTTTTTCTCAAAAGACAAGATGAAATATCAAAGGCCAAGTGACCATAAAAGAGTTAAGTGTTGCAGAATTTGCAACTACTTAAAATGGAGTAAAGATGGCGAAGGTTGGTTCTTTGACTATTCAATAGGTAAGTTTACCAAAGAAGAATTTAAGTCTAAATTTAGCGTATTAAAAAGAGTAATTAAATAATAAACCAATAAAAAATAAAGTTATGAAAATTGAAGAATTGATTAAGAATTTTAATGTTGAAATGCATTTTGAAATGAATGAGGATGAAACAAAGGTTATTCTTTGTGAAATTAAAGGATATGATATTGATGATTATTACTGGGATGAAAAAGGTGAATCAATGAATTTTAACTTTTCATTGTGGCCTATTGAAGATAATTGGGATGCAGGTTTGGATGAGGATACTGTTCACGATATATGGGCAGAAATGCACAATTATGGATGGGGTAGAATGTGTGATGAATTAGTAAGAAAATGAATATAACCCACGATTTCGACAACTGCCAAAGTGATGTCTACAAAGAAGTAATAACTGACCTTATCTCACGTGAAAAGATGGGCAGGATGAAGTACGGTACAACGGTGGATAAAGCTAATCTTTCCGAAAAGGAATGGATGCAGCACGCTTATGAGGAGGCTCTTGATTTTGCTATTTACCTAAAAAGAATGATGTCAAAAAAATGACATTAGCACCCCCAATCAAAAGAGTGGCATTGCGCCACTTTTTTTTTGCTTTTAATTGTTCAGTTAATTGTGTATTTAAGTTGACATTTTGCTGCTCTAATTGTGCAATATATCGCACATTAAACGCATTTAATTGAGCGTATGTATCAATTGTCATACGTTGATTATTATTTAATTCAATATAATAATCCAATGAGCGCACACCCAACACAACTAACCTGCGTTCAATGCTCAAAGAATCCAGCCCCTTCCAGTTCAATGAGTCTTTGAATTGCCCTTGCGTATGCGCTATCGATGGCAACGCTATCAAGAAGGTAAATAGTATCAATGTCCTTTTCATATATCGTTTTTAATTTGGTACGTTCAATGGTTAGCGTGTCTATTGTCCGCAAATATGCGGTGATAGTATCTGAACTGGTTACAATTTGTAACCGACTGGGTGCAGGTCTGCAAATCAATACACCAATGGCAATTCCAATACTAATAGATATTGCCTTGATTAATACGATAGTTCTTAACGTGAAATTCTTTTCCATTGCCTCTGGTTATAATTGCAAATCCGTGATTGTATTTACTATATGGATTGTAGTCAGGACTTAATTCAGATAAGCAACCCACACCCCAACACGTTATGACCTTTCCATTTACATCACGCTCCGTGTGTTCAGCAGTTTGGTGATGGTGACCGCACATCGCATTTGCTTTTGTCTTTAAGAATAACCCGCGTGCCACGTTAACTGATGGTATAAATTGCTTTCCAAATTCGTGACCGTGAAAGATGGATAGACCTCCGACATTCAATTTGTTTTTACCCTCAATCCATTGCACGTTGTTCTTATCAAGATGGCACAATGAGGCGAAATCAAATGCATCAATGTCGAATAGTTCAGGTGCTTTCACTCTCATATATCTCCAGTAACGTTCTTCGTGGTTTCCTTCTTTGTAAATGATTTCTGCTTTCGGGAATGTTTGTCTTAATTCAGAAATGAAAGTGCGCATCGCATACAATTCGTCTTTAAATTTTCTTTTCTTTGGATCCTTTACAAAGTCACTTATCATATGGCAATCAAGTGCATCTCCATTCAACACAACTGTATCAACTCCTTCATCTAATCCAGTTTGAATGGCTACTGAAATTGCATCAATGTCGTGGTATGGAATGTGAATATCTGATAGAATCAAAATCTTTTTGCCTTTGATGTCTATATGCTTACGACCTTTGGCATACGACTTCGGTAACTTGAAAGGATTTTTAGGTCTATCTTCATTTTTTACCAATGATTTGTCGGTTAAATTCTTTCGATTTCTTGCACCATTCTTGCCCTCAATTCTACGCAATGTATGGCGTGCATCTTCAACACCCAAGAATGTTTCAAAATGTTCCTTTGATAGTTTCTTCGCCAATGTTAAAGTTGGTGTATCAGGAAAACGCTCACGCAATTCTCTTGCGATTTTTGTTTTTTGACTTTCAGCTGCCATATATTTTAGAATGGTTGGTAAACAGTCCTACCACCACTCTTGACCGCACGCAATATCTGACCTCTGTTTCCTTCCTTGTTGTAAGATACGTGAACCCAAGATGGTGCGTTCTCACTTCCGAACTCCCATATAAGTTGGTCAAATGTACAATTATTTTTTATCCAATCAAATAACTCTTTGTTATTTATACCACCGTGAATATCCGCATCGATATCCAAAGCTTTACCCTCCATATGGCTCGATGACTTACTCCCGCCAATACGTGTATTAAGTTCAATACTTCTGAATCCACTACTGATACCAATAGGCTTTCCAAAATGCTCACGCACCTTATCAAAAATGTTGGTACAAACTAACTTGAGATTGCCCAATTGTTCAGCGTTTGGAACATTGCCAATGCGCAAGGCTTGTGCTTGGTTGCTATGCGTTACCTCTTTATATGATACGTACTTACTTATCTTTTCCATCCGTCATAGCATCGGTTATATCTTCACTCTTTCTACCTATAATGGTCTTAATCTTTGACCACAAATCCTTACCAGTTACTGACTCAATTGATTCAATGATTGATTTGAATTCAATGATGGCTACCACGGTTGCTATCAACTTTGTGATGGGGATAAGTTGTTCTATTATGTAGGTCTCTATCAAGAATCCGCTAACGATTGCAATTTGATACAACATCAATTTAGTGATGGTATCACTCATCCTGCGAGATCTAATTCGCTGACCTAATTTGATAGCTTTCCACACACCTACCACCATATCCATTGCTACCAAAAAACCAATTGTAATCATCAGTTCTTTGATTGGCAAAAAGACGGTTGCAATACCTAAGAGCCACAACTTAACCTTCATCTTTTCTCCTGCTTTTTTAAGTATTGCTTCAATAACTTTTCGTACTCCTTTCGCTTTAATACGATGGAGGGAGAAAGTCTCTTATTGACCACTGGTTGCGCCATTGTCTATATGAATTAGATATTAAAAAGTTGCTCTTTCCGTATGGGTTTCTATCAGGGAAAATGTTGTTATCCGTGTTGTTGGTGTACTCAGGGAATAACGTTGAATTAAAACACAAATAATCAACCATTCTTTTAGTGTACCAACGTGCGTTTTGTCTTGCAGCTTCTTTCAATGACTCCATTTCACTCTTTGTTACTGGAGTTGTGTCTTCACTTTGTCTGCTTACCAAGTTTCCATTGTCGTGTTTGTACAAAAGAGATGGGTAAAGTTCTACCATTGTCCACCACAACACCACCTTTAACACGTATTCGTTCAATAATGTTTCATAGTCACCCGACAACGTGCCACCACTTACATCAGCCTTCAATTTTACGGTCAAATTTGTTCCCAAAAAGTTGGTCAAATACTTATCTTGCGCCAAATAAATAGCAGGTCTGATGAGGTTGGGATCAACTGCATCCGTTAAAGGTGTGAACTTCTTGATGTAGTCTTCATTTATTAAAAGTATCTCTTGTGGTATTGGCATTTTCTTAATTTTTATTTGTTTCCGAATCTTGGATTTGTGGGTAAAAATCCGTTATAAGGCATATCAATAGGTCTGCGTTCAACTAAATAGTTATTGCGAACTTTATACCCAGCCTTTTCAGCTTTTGCCCAAGCCTGCGTGCGCACATTTGGGTTGTTCAAATCCAATCCAAATCCTTTTGCACTTATGTACAATTGCTTTTTCCAAATGTGGTGACAATTACCACCACCTTTATACAACCAACAGCTATAAGTGTCCGCTCCATTTGGTCCCCATCCCGGATTAACTGCCTTATTACCCATTGCTAAAATATCTTCTTTGCGGTATAGCTTGTCAGCTTGTAGCATTTTAGTGCAAAACGGCCTTGACACATCCGTTATCTTTCCGCTATAACGATAACGTGTGTAATACTTTCTTTCGTCAATAGTTTGGTCTTGCTCACTTGTGGCATTTGGCTTAGCCGTTCCCGTACTCACTTGATGAATTTCAACGGCATCAAAGATGTGTGAGATAGCTTCATTTTCGCTGTCATCCTCATCATAATCTACATCGTATTCATCTATCAAAATCCAATCTTCATTGGCATCTTCGCCAAGTTGGATAAGTTCTTCAGCAATCGCATCTAACTCATCATCAGCAACTACTTTTTTTTTTTGAACTACTTGCGTAGGATCAATAACTACGTTGGATAAGTTATCAAAAATCTCACTTATTTGCACATCGGATAGCATCGGGAATGATGCCTTTGTAATTGCCTTTGCTGATGGTATGGTTAACACATTCGCAGTTGTCTGCACAATGATTTCAAGGAGTGATGCAATTTGTGCGCCATTCATTGCTTGGCTTGCAACGTCTACACTCGCAGTAGTTGTTCCTGCATCAGTTACTTGCTCATCAGTAAGCAAATCATTTTGTACAATTGTACAATTTGCAATGACTCCAAATGATGCAAGGAGTGTTTCAGCTGCCTCTGTGATAAGTCTTTGGAATGGATCAATTACTTGACGTGAAAAGATGCGCAATGCAGTTTTCATTTCATCGGTATTTGAACCCAATCCACCGCCATCTCTAACACCAAATAACAAAGGTGATGTTACACGATGGCTAACTAAAATGCTTTCTACCGCTTGGTCTACCAACGTTGTGAATTGCTTATCCATATCAGATACTGGGAATGGAGTGAACTCCACACCTCTATCTCTTTCTTCATTGAAAAACGTTAAGACTTTACCAGCATTTTCAGCACCTTGAATTGATGCAGTAAGCTGA